AGAAAATCAAATTGATGCTTTAAAAAATAGAAATCTGGGACTAGATGAAAGCATTGTTGCCGATGAAAAAATCTTAGTAAAGATGGAAAAGCATTTATCTAAGATTGATATTGCTACCTATGAAGAAAAGCTTGAGAATATAGATAAAAAGCTTAAGGAGCTTTCTTCTCTTGAAAAAGAGATAGAGTTGTTGGAGCAGAAACAGGGTATGGCGGAAAGCAAAATAAAACTTCTTTCCGAAGTACCCTGCGGTTCTGAATATTCTCATTGCAAATTCATTAAAGATGCTTATAAAGCAAAAGATGATTTAGGAATTGTTACGGTAGATATATCGGGCCTCTCCATTTCTAAGAACAAGGTGGATGAAGAAGTCGAGGAATTAGAACCCGATGCAGTTAAATCCTACCTCAAGCAATACGATGATTTAGTTAATAAGAGGAGGAATGTCACCGATAGGGTTAACATTAGTAAGGTTGACGTAGAAAAAAATAAGTCCGAGCTACTACAGCTTATGCACAGCCATAACGAGTTGCAAGAAAGCAGGAAGCAATATGAGGAGAATGAAGAGTCTATAAAACATTTAGAAAAAACTCTAAAGAAGAAGGTTTCTTTAGAGAACGACATATATGGTCTTGAAAGGGATTATACGACGGCGCAGGAAGATCTTCTTGTTCTATTCAAAGCCAAGGGATCCCTCGAACAAGAGGTTAAATCACTAGAGGAAAGACAACAGAACCTAGAAAATCTTCAAAAAGAATATACTTGCTACGAGCTTTATTTGAAATGCATGCACAGCAACGGCATTTCTTACGATATTATTAAAAAGAGGTTGCCCATCATTAACGAAGAGGTTTCAAAAATTTTAGCTAATATTGTTAATTTTGAAGTCTTCTTCGAAGAGGATGGTAGAAAACTTGATATTATGATTAAACATCCAAAGTTTGAACCTCGTCCGATTGAGATGGGCTCGGGAGCAGAGAAGACGATCGCTTCAATGGCTATTCGATTGGCATTGATTAAAATTAGCACTTTACCGGTTGGGGATGTATTTATTCTCGACGAGCCCGCGACGTCACTAGACGAGGAACATATGGAAGGATTTGTTAGGTTACTTGAAATGATAAAGACGGAGTTTAAGACAGTTCTTTTAATCTCACATCTCGATACACTAAAGGATGTGGTTGATAAACAGATCATTATTGAGAAAGACTCACATGGATACGCTCATGCAAATTTCTAGGAGAAATAAATGAAATTTTTTACTGCTTTTTGGCATCAAATAAAAAAAAGATTTGCGAAATTATTATATAAACTTGCAATTTATCATTGGGTTGTGTGGAGCAAAATCTATAGAGTTGCGTGGCTTTCTAAATACAAGGGGGTTGAAGTAGACCAAGATCTCTCGTTGACGGAAGTTCAAGGTGCTTTGGACATGTTAGAATGGAAACCGGACGGCCTGCGAGAACTTTTTGATATGTGTGGCACCCCGAATTACGTCCAGCACATTGTCAACGTAAGCCGAGAGAATGTTTATAAACACGGTTCTCGAATACGGATTAGAGGCGGTCAACCTGACTTACCACTAGACTGCGATGAATTCGCTATTTGGGCTGCGCATGCAATAGATAGAAACTTCTATCCACGTCTTTTTATTTTTTCGTGGCTTTCTGAACATGGTGAGATAGTAAGCCATGTGATGTGTCTATGTAGACAACAAGATGGAAGAATATTCCATATAGGAAATTGGGGAACTTCTGGCCCTGCGAAGGATTTAAGAGAAGTATCTATCGATATAATCGATAGAACAAAAGCGAGAGAAGCCATTGGATGGGCGATTTTAGATAAAAATCTTAAGGTTTTAAAGATGGGCAAAGAGTTACCAAGCGGAAGTATTAACTAATTATAGGGAGGAGATGATTAAATGAGTGAGCAAGCAAAAGAATTTTTAGATCGTTTGTTGGGAAAGTTTACTAGTAGAAAACTGATGGTATGGGGAACCGCAACTGCCCTCGCCGTTATTGGCAGTGTCACGTCGGAGGACTGGGTGGCTGTGTCATTAGTTTATATAGGGTCACAGGCGGCGGTGGACCTTGCGACGGTATGGAGACACGGAAAATGACATGGATGGCTTTCAAGCTTTGTATACGAAAAGCATGGTTGTGGACAAAAACCTATTGGTATATCCCGGCAGTATTGGCCTACACTCTTATAATGTTTTTTGTTTTTAGAAAAAACAGCGATGCTGCTGTAAAGATATTAGAAACAACAATTGAAAGCTATGAGAAACAATTATCGGTGATAGAAAAAAGCCATGACGATGAAATCAAAAAAAGAGACGAAGCTCTTGCACATTATCAAAAGGTGTTATCGGATTTAGAGAATAAATATGCTGAAGAAGAAAAGGAACTTTCCGAATCGAAAAAGAAAGCTCTTAAAAAAATAGTTGAAAAGTATCATAATGACACTGATGGACTAGCCAAAGAGATAAGTGAAAAGTTTGGAGTGACCTATGTACCATGAAATAATAACAAAAATAATTTCTTTATTCTTATGTACCATTATAATACTACTGCCAAATATAGCGAAGTCGAATCAAGGCCGAGTAGCCAGCCTGAGCGAAGGACAGGTCGCCCCATTTACTGGCGTACTATTCGATGAGACGTTCGCTGCTAGACTGATAGCAGAAGAGGAACACAAACAACTTGAATGTAATCTTAAAATTAATTTTGAACTTGAAAAAATGGAAGCAAAGCATGCTTTGGAAATGGCAAATGTTCAAGCTACGCTTGACGTACTTAGGACGCAGCATAGCTCGCTTGTTACGATTAAAGACTCGGAGATAAAAAGGCTACAAGAGCTTGCTTTAAAAAATCCTAACGATAACGCTAACTGGTGGTTTGGAGGAGGCGTAGTTATAGGAATTATCACGTCTATAGTAATTTTCTATGCAGCCGTAGAGATACAAAAATGAGCGATGATCTAGATTATATTGTTAGGTTAGAAAAAGCCATAAAGACAAAATATGGTGAGAGTGCAATCAAAAATCCGAGATCGGACTGGGGACAAGAGAAAGAGAAAGAGTATTTACAACAACTTAAAGCTTTTACACATAGAGAAAACAAAATACAAGAAAAGAAAGATAAGGTTGAGGTTGACGGCTTTTTTGTTTCCAAAAAACTACTTATTAGAGATGCACAAAGAAATTGTCCAGTCTGTGAGAAATACTCATTTAAAATAAAAGACGACGTTTATATGGCAAAATATGATTGCTGCCATGGTTGTTTTATTCAGTACGTAGAAGAAAGAGAAGAAAGATGGGAAACAGGCTGGCGTCCCGAAAAAATTCAAGGAGAATAATAAATGTCACAGGAAACACTAGACGTGATTAGAGGAATCGCACAGGCAGCAGCTAATGCTTATGATGGAGCTTTTGATAGTAATGGAGATCCGATTAAGATAGGTCTAAAGAGAGAAGAGGGCCATCCTGTATTAAGCTCTAGGAACATGGATGGATTCAAAGTCAAGGTTAGCTGTAATTACATGGACATTAACTACCAGGCGGAAATTAAGCTTCGCGATGTTCATAACACAAAGTTCGAAGACGAACTTGAACAAACAATTGCAGATATTGCAAGCTGGCTTAAGAAAGAATACAAAAAAATAACTGGCAACGCTCTTTCCTTAACTCCGGAAGGGGACGTCAACGCGATTGTGCAGAGCACTTCGAAGGTTAGAGTTTTCGTTAACGCTACAAAGACGTTTAAGATTGGGGGCCTCGAAGGAGTCGAGGACAAATTACAGCCAAGCGAAGACACTGTTCAAAAGAACTTCAAAGACTTTTTAGATCAAGGTGGGTTGGGCTCAAGAGACGCTAAAAACGTTACAAACTGAGAGTCCACCATGTCACACGAACTAACAAGGAAGGAAGTAGTTGCTGAAATTATAAAAGCCGGTAAAGATCCGGCTTATTTTATTAATAATTATGCGAAGATTTCCCATCCTATGAAGGGGCTTATCCCCTTTAAGGTGTTCGACTACCAGGAAGATCTACTCAGGGATTTTAATGATTATCGATTTAATGTAATTTTAAAAGCACGCCAATTGGGGATTTCAACCATTACGGCGGCATACATTGCATGGTTGATGATGTTCCACAAGGACAAAAATATCCTTGTTATTGCAACCAAGTTTGGGACAGCAGCGAATTTAGTTAAAAAAGTAAAGCACATGATTAGGAACCTGCCGTCATGGATCATGATCACTGATATCTCCGTTGATAACCGAACATCCTTTGAATTATCGAATGGATCGCAAATTAAGGCCTCTTCCACAAGCGGGGATGCTGGTCGTTCTGAAGCTCTCTCTCTTCTGGTTATTGATGAGGCTGCTCATGTAGAAGGGCTAGAAGAGTTATGGACGGGCTTGTACCCTACGCTTTCAACTGGCGGTCGGTGTATTGCACTGTCTACTCCAAATGGTGTAGGCAACTGGTTTCATCAAGCATTTATGGGGGCTGCTGAAAAAACAAATAAGTTTCATCCGACAACTTTGTCTTGGGACGTACATCCCGACCGGGATCAAAATTGGTTTGAAGAAGAAACAAAAAACATGTCCGCAAGACAAATTGCACAAGAATTGTTGTGCAACTTTAATATGTCCGGAGAAACTGTATTTAATCCGGAAGATTTACAATTAATTAGCGGTGCTGTTTCTGAACCAAAGTACAGGACCGGCTTTGACAGGAATATTTGGATATGGGAAGAGTACCAACCACAAGAAACATATATGATTGCAGCAGACGTGGCTAGAGGTGACGGTAAAGACTATTCCACTTTTCATATATTTAACACGGAAACGATGGAACTGGTTGCTGAGTATAGGGGCAAGTCGGCACCCGATATTTTTGCGAATGTTCTGTTTAACATTGGAAAAGAATACGGAAACTGCCTTCTAGTAGTAGAGAACAACTCTGTTGGTTGGACGGTTATAACAAAGCTTGAAGAGATGCAATATCCGAATCTTTATTATGCTCGCAAAACGAGTCACGAATATGTAGATGCCTCTATAGCGGAGTCCTCAAAAAACACTATTGGTGGATTTACGATGTCTAGAGTGACGAGGCCTCTTGTTATAGCTAAGTTCGAGGAATTCATAAGGAATAAACTAATTAAAATAAACTCCAGTAGGTTGTATAATGAAATGAAAACATTTGTTTGGCAAAATGGAAGAGCGCAGGCGATGAAAGGATTCAATGATGATTTAATCATAGCCTGTGCAATAGGGTGTTGGATTAGAGATTCTGTTTTTGTTACAAATGTGAGAGAGAGCGATTACCAAAAGGCATTTTTAAGTTCAATGTCAAGAACCGATACAAAGATGAATACGACGATTCCTGGTATGACAGGTTATAGGCCGATTAAAGATGAGGATGCCAAACAGCAGAACCAAGAATTTGGCTGGATTTTAAAGGGATAATAAATGAACAACAAGCATATCAAAAAGAACAATCCCAGAAACGCGACGAGTGAGCTTTTTAAGAGGCTAACTAGACTTTTATCTGGTCCGATTGTAGACCGGCGCCGCGAAGCTCCGAGGAAGAACAAAAGAAGACACCTTGATAAATATAAGTTTACTTCTGCATCCGGGCAACAATTTAAAAAGTCTAATTATAACCCGTATGAAGCCCTCCAACTAGAATTCATGGCGACACAAACTCGCTTAGATCGATATATCGATTTCGATCAGATGGAGTATACGCCTGAGATTGCCTCTGCGCTTGATATATATGCGGATGAAATGACGACTTCAAATACATTTCATCCTATGCTTAGGATCAAAACCCATAATGAAGAAATTAAGGGAGTTCTCAGCACCCTGTACAACGATGTTTTGAACATAGAATTTAGTCTCTTTGGATGGTGTCGAACAATGTGCAAGTACGGAGATTTTTTCTTATATCTTGATCTAGATGAAAAATCCGGTATTAAGAATACCATCGCATTGCCGGTAGGAGAAATAGAAAGACTCGAAGGGGAGGACAAGACTAATCCAAATTACCTCCAATATCAATGGAATTCCGGAGGGATGACGTTCGAAAATTGGCAAATTTCACATTTCAGAATCCTTGGAAACGATAAATTTACACCTTATGGCACAAGTGTTTTGGACCCTGCTAGAAGGATCTGGAGGCAACTGACTCTCCTGGAAGACGCCATGATGGCATATAGAATTGTTAGATCTCCCGAGCGAAGGGTCTTCTATATAGACGTAGGCAGCATAGCTCCACAAGATATTGAGCAATATATGCAAAAAGTTATGACTCAAATGAAGAGAAACCAAATGGTGGACTCAACCAGCGGGAGAGTCGATCTTCGATACAACCCTCTTAGTACAGAGGAAGACTATTTCATTCCGGTTCGCGGTGACACTTCTTCAAAAATTGAAACTCTTCCGGGAGGTACCTACACTGGCGATATCGATGATGTTAAATATCTTAGAGATAAGTTGTTTTCTGCTTTAAAGATTCCTGCTTCTTATCTCTCGAATTCGGAGAATGGAGCCTCAGAGGATAAGACTACCTTAGCGCAAAAGGATGTTCGCTTTGCTAGAACGATCCAGAGACTGCAGAGATCAGTAGTGTCTGAGTTAGAAAAAATAGGAATCATTCATTTGTATACCCTTGGGTACAGGGGTGTGGATTTGATTTCTTTTGAACTTCAATTGAACAATCCATCTAAAATAGCGGAGCTACAGGAACTCGAACAATGGCGCACTAAATTTGATGTTGCCAACGGAGCCACGGACGGGTACTTCAGTAAAAGGTGGATAGGAGAACATCTCTTTGGTCTATCGGAAGAAGAATTTATTAGAATGCAACGAGAAATGTTCTTTGATAAGAAGTTTGATGCGTCCCTAGAGGTAGCTGCACAAGAGGTTGCCGAGCAGGGTGGAGGCTTGGAAGGCCTCGGCGGCGAAGGCGGAGAATTAGGTGGCGCCTTTGGCGGTATGGGAGGCGAAGATCTCGAAGGGCTTGAAGATCTCGAAGGAGGAGACGAAGATCTCGAAGGGGAAGAACAAACACTCCTGGCAGAACCACCCAGCCCGGAAGCCCCAGCCAAAAGAGACACGCATCATCGCGGCAGACCTACCCTAGCATCTAAGGGCAAAGTATACGAGCCGGGGATTAACCAGAGAAGTATGGGTGGTCGCGCAAATTCTTGGAAGGCTTCGGTAGGCCACAGATTGGCTAGAGCTAGCGACACAAACCTCAACAAGGGACATAGAGAGATATTAGGCGTCGCTAGGCTTTCGGAAGGTTTAGAATCTACTTATAGGAAAGAAGAAGATAAAATTCTTGCAACCACTGTGGAGCTTAAACACCTTTTAGATAGACTCGCGTCCAAGAAGGAACCAGAAGTATTATGAAATTGAAGCATAATAAAAAAAGAAACACGGCATTTATTTTCGAAGCACTCGTAAAAGAACTGACTAAAAGTGTGATAAAGAAAAATGATACCAAGAAAAGACAAATTGCTGGGATTATAAAAGAACATTTTAAAAATGACTCTATTCTGGGGCAGGAGTTAAGACTGTATCAGGCAGTGGTAGAAGAAAACATGTTTGAATCAAATGGTTCTGCCGATAAAGTATTACAAGAAACTAAAAGACAGTATGATAAACTTGATAAACAACAGATTTTTGAAGAGCAGAGCCATTTAATTAATAAAATTAACAAGATTTTATCGAAGGAAGTGTTTTCGAATTTCGTGCCAAATTATAAAAGTTTGGCAACGGTCTACCAGATCTTTAACCAGCAGATGCCTCCAAAAAGTAGAGTTATGCTTGAAAGCACTTTAGTGGAGAGTATTGTCCACAACGCGAAAAACATAACTTGTAAGCTTCCATCTGATACCTTTGTCTTCAAAAATTTTGTTAAGAAGTTCAATTCGGAATACTCCGGGAAACTCTTTGAGGAACAAAGAGCGCTTTTAAGTAATTACATTACTTCTTTTGTTGACAACGGAGTTGACTTCAAGATCTTTCTTAATGAGGAACTTGGAAGATTAAAGGAACAAATTTTACAAGCTAAAAAATTAAATGAAATCGAAATAAGCCCCGATATGTTACAAAAAACAGAAAAGGTTTTTGAACTTGTTGAATCATTTAAACAAAAGCAAATTGATGAAAAGTCTATTGAAAAAATTCTTAAAGTTCAAAAATTAGTAAGAGAGCTACAAATAAATGGCGATTAATATTACTATAAATAGAGAACCTGGGCTTCTTACTTCCCCTGATATGGGGCTGCCGGAAAAAAAGAAGCCAGTAGTAGCCACCAGGAAACTAAAAATAAGAAAAACTTTAGGTGGTGATCTCATCATTTTCGATCATAGGGACATCGATATAGTGGTCATGAGTGAGAAAAATAAAATTGTTTCTTTTTCGAAAGAGGCTTACACTGATGAATCTTATCATTCTGCTGATCGTTTGTTTAGATTTCTCGTAGATAAGGGTATCGTGGAAAGGGATAGTGTTCAAGGAGGAAATATATATTCTTCGTTGGAGGGAACTATGCCTGAAACCGATAAATACAACGCTGTGCAACTTGCATTGTTCACTATTGCTAACTTTATAGATGAAGAAAGACCATACCTTGAATTTGAAGATCACGTAGAAGAAGAATACGAAGAGAGGATGACAAATCCCTCGGAGGAAGAATCTAGCGAGTTCGATCCTAGGAGACACACCGCCAAGAAGGGTTCCTTACGACCTGAATTACGTCCTCATGGACTATATACTAGTTATACTTACTAGCCGGAGGCATCGTGGAAATTTTAGTTTTTATTCTTTGTGCCTATGGGATGACGCAGATCCTTGTTTATGGAAGTCTTTTTAATTTAATAAGACCGATGCATGGAAAGTTGGGAGAATTGTTCAAGTGTCCAATGTGCATGGGCTTCTGGGTGGGTGTTTTTCTTTTCGGTATTAACAAGTACACGGAACTATTTAACTTTGAATACAATTTGGTAAATCCGTTCCTGCTTGGATGCTTAAGTTCTGGAACATCATATATTTTAAACATGGTCTTTGGAGACTATGGAATAAAATCCGAGAGTAAACTTAGAGGTTAATCATGAGAAAGAGAAATATACCCGACGTGAGACGTTGTTGTAAGGGTTCATGACTGTGGCTAAACAACTTTTACAAGAATACTTTCAATTATGCCCCGATGGTATCTGTGCAATAGATACGTTAACCGAGTCGGAAGTAAAAAACATGAGCAATGGCTCAGTCTATCTTGTTGGCGTTTGCCAGAAGGCAGGCACAAAGAATGGTAACGGAAGGATCTACAACAAGCAAACTCTGCAAAGAGAAGTAGATGCTTATCAAAAATCCATTCATGAGAAACGAGCATTAGGGGAGCTTGATCACCCTGACGATAGTGTCATCAATTTGAAGAATGCTTCACATTTGGTAAATAAGATGTGGTGGGATGGCGATAGCGTTATGGGAAAGATTGAAGTTCTCGATACTCCATCTGGCAATGTATTAAAAGCATTGCTGAATTCTGGCGTGAAGCTAGGCATCTCTTCGAGAGGCCTCGGCTCCGTAAGTGAATCCAATGGAGTAACGATGGTGGAGGATGATTTTCAGCTTATCTGTTTTGATATTGTTTCTGAGCCTTCTACCCCCGGTGCTTATTTAAATCCGACTATGAGCGATAAGAAAACAGAAGAGCTTGGCGTCTATATTAATGAGAATAAAGAAATGTCAAAGCAAGATAAAATCAATGAAACTTTAGATGATATTTTAAGAGATATACTATAATGAAGAAAAACGAGTTAAAAAAAGTACTTAAGCCGATAATCAAAGAATGTATTAAAGAGTGTATTTTTGAAGATGGTATATTATCCGGAATAATCAAGGAAGTCGTCCAAGGAATCTCCACTAATATTGTTGTAGAAGCTAAGTCACAACCCATATCCGATAGCGATATAAAACAAAACCAGATGGAAGAGGAATATGAAAGACAGAGGCAGGAAAGAATCAAGAGATTGAATGAATCAGCGACGCAACAGTTTGGAGTCGATATTTTTGCTGGCACTAAACCCGCCGCCCCGGAAACATCTGGCCAAGGTTCACTATCTGGTGTAAACCCTGGGGATAAAGGAGTAGATATTGATGGTATTCTAGGTCTCGCTGGGAACAAGTGGAAGAACCTAATCTAGGAGTTAATAATGGGGCGCCCTATACATGTAGAAGTTACCTTAGATGAAGTCAGGGGTAATGTAACGAGAATGATCAAAAGATTTATGAAAAAGGTTAAAAAGTCTAGAGTTCTCGAAGAATATAGAGAAAGAATGTATTTCATAAAACCTTCAAAAAAACGAAGACTTGCAAAGAAACGTAAAAAAGATAATGCTAGGAAAGCAGAAACCAAACGAAAGAACTAAATACTAATGATAGGAGCGAAAAATGGCTTATGAGAAGATGTTCCAGCGGTATAAGGCTGGAATTCAAAATGTCGGATCCTTCCAGGTAAGTGGGCATCCGTATCTTACAGGAGGGATTTTCCTCCCGCTGACGCACGGCAGCATTCGAGGCTCTGGGAAGGTAGGCCTTGAGGCCGTGGGTACCTATGAAACTATTACATTTCCTAAAGTTACAAAAACAATAACAGTTATTAATACTAACTATTACACGGGCTCCCAGGACAATGCGCTCCTCGGAGACGGAGTTATCAATGTTTATTTTGGGGGTGGTGTCGAAGTACACTCTTCCTCGGTTAACCAGCTCAGCGCGATAGCTCAAAATCACTATATAACGTTGCCGAATACTAATGATTCTATTACTTTAGATATTAAAACTGATACAATCCATATTTCCAACGGTGCTTTCGCCAATAGCTCAAGTTATCAAATAATAGCGGAATTGACGCTTATTGATCCGGGCGAAATGTATGAACTAACGGGTTCTGGTATTAGTGAGCTAACGGGCAGTGATTAATAGAAAACTATTAAAAACGTCACTTTAGATAAAAAAGCACTATTTATTTGTGACTTAAAATATTTTAGGAGTGTCTACTATGTCATCTATGTTAGAACAAGCGGTTATTGACGCCGCTGCTTTGAAGGAGGTAGCGCTAAAAAATGCCGAAGCCACTGTTGTAGAAAAATACTCAACTGAAGTAAAAGAGGCCATGAAGTCTCTGTTAGAACAAGATGATGATATGGATTTGGATGACATGAATACTGGTTTAACCATGGGTGATGACCTTGGAGCAGAAGAAGATTCTGTTGTTGATAATGTACCCCTTGCCGCTACAGACGGAGAGGATTTGTGTCCGTGTCCGGATGAAGAGCAAGTCATAGTATTGGATTTTGATGATCTAGCAAGACAAATGTCTGATGAAGGGGGTCTTCCCGATGAGATGCTTGATTCTGAAGATGTTGCCGATGAAATGTTGGATGATGACGAAATTGATCTTGAAGACGAATATCTCCAAGAAAATCTGATGCAGATGGCAGAACTCCAGGAAGATGAGTACGACGACGATGGGGATGATCTAGAAGAAGAAGTTGATATGTCTGAAGAATACTTAGACGAGATCATCAGCACTTTAGAAGAGAAATTAACTGTTGATGTTGATGATGCACTTACCGGATGGGCAGGACGCCCGCAGTCGGACCAGAAGTTGGCAGCCGAAAAAATTCTTGCTCGTATGCAAGATACTGAAGTAAAGGAAGAGGCAGAGCTTTCTAAAGATGCAACAAAAGAGGTCGATGAGCTTATGGAAGCGAAGACCCAGCTAGAAGAGCAAGTTTTAAACTTGACACAACAAAACACCAAGCTGGCTACAGCAGTAGCAGCATTAAAAGAACATGTAGAGGGGGTTAATGCCACGAATGCTAAACTCCTTTACACCAACCGCGTTTTAACTAGCGACTCCTTGAATGAGCGGCAAAGAAATAAAATTGTCGAAGCCATTTCAAACGCGGATTCTGTAGAAGAAGCAAAGGTAATCTTTGACACACTTCAGAGCGCAGTGGGCAGCACTGAGAAGAGACAGCCAAAATCACTGAGCGAAGCCGTTGATAGATCTTCTACGCACATCATGTCTAGCAGAAATGCAACAAGATATGAGAGCAAAGTAGAACCGGCGGTAACACGCTGGCAACTATTAGCCGGACTAAAACAAAAATAATATTGGAGGATTTTACAAATGTCTGTTTTAGATAAATTAACTGAGGGCATTGTTGATCGTGACGTCCAGAAAGAGGGTGCTGCACTACTTGATAAGTGGTCAAACACCGGACTTCTAGAGGGAATCGGCAACGATATTGCCCGTAACAACATGGCCCGCCTGCTGGAGAATCAGGCGGCCCAATTACTGAGAGAGTCATCCGCAATGTCGGCTGGCGATGTTGAGGGCTTCGCTGCTGTAGCGTTCCCGATCGTTCGCCGCGTTTTCGGTGGCCTTATCGCAAATGACCTCGTGTCGGTTCAACCCATGAGCCTTCCGTCGGGACTCATTTTCTTCATGGACTTCACTTATACCGATGATCTTACTACTAGGAGACTTGGGAATGAGGCTGGAGATTCTATCTATGGCGGCAACGTTGTAGGCCAGCAGCTTACAGGTGGTGTTAGCCTTAGCGGGGAAGCAGGAGAGGATAGTTTTTATAGCTTAAACAATGGTTACTCCTCGCCAACAGCTTCGGTAACGGCACAGGCCCCAGTGGTCGCGCTTACTATTGCGGGTACTGCACTTGGTTCTGACGATGACCTTAACAAGGCTGTTCGTTGGGATCCGGATCTTTCTGGATCTGCCGTTGTTGTTACTGCTGTAGCAAGCACTAATTTAGCGCAGCTTAACTTCAAGAATCTTGTAGCTCTTTCTGCGTCGGCTGTTAACACACCGTCGGTGACGGCAGGGGCGCTCACGGCGTCTGTCCAGGTTCGTCGCTTAACGTCGATCCATACTTCATCTACTGGTGATACGTTTAGAGTGGGCGCAACTAATGTTCTCAAGCTGGTGTTCGAAGGTACAGGCTCTACTGATTCGCTCGCGGACCAGGCGACCCTTATTAAGCAGGAATTAGATGGTGGGGGCGGCGGCGCTCACACACTCGATTTCAGTTATCCCGAGGCTGACGACTTTGCGGCTGCTGCCGCTATCGGTGCAGTTGTGGGGACTACCACCTGGGGACTTGAGAACGAGGCCCGAATTCCGGAGATCGACGTAAACATCGAACTTCTTGCTAAGGCTACCTACCTTTACAGCACCCGCTG